GGCGAGCCGACACCCCTCCCGCGTATACGCTCTATTCCACTCCCCCAAATACATTCCACAGGAAAGCCCCCCCCTTGTCTTTCCAAATCCAAGACCCCGGGGGTATATATATTTTTAGAAAAGGTATTGCGAACGTTCGTGTTTGCGTTTAAACTTAAAGAATGAGCAAACGTAGGCAGTTAGTATTAGAGTTCATCCGTGCATACATCAGGTTGCATGGTGTATCTCCGTCTTATGAAGTTATAGCTAAGGGTATTGGATTGAAATCTAAGTCAAACATCCACAGGATTGTCCACCGGTTAAAGACCGACGGACACATTGTGACCAAGCCTTATAAGTTCCATGCTATCAAGCTGGTGGATACCTCGGTAAAGGCTGTAGCACGTCTATGAGCTTACTTACCCACTCAGAGATTAAGAAGTACTTGGAGATGGTTCCCAAGGCTTCTCCTGAGAACCGTGCAAAGATTCAGGCTTTGCTGGAGATGGATAAAATAGAACGCAGTAAGGAATCATTCCTGTACTTCGTGACGCAGATGTGGCCTATCTTTATTTCAGGCTCCCACCACAAGATCATGTCTGATGCTTTTGAGCGGGTAGCCAACGGGGAACTTAAGCGTCTGATCATCAACATGCCTCCCCGGCATACCAAGTCTGAGTTTGCTTCTTTCCTGTTGCCTGCGTGGTTTCTGGGGAAGTTTCCTCAGAAGAAGATCATTCAGACTGCACACACCGCAGAGCTTGCGACAGGTTTTGGACGAAAGGTTAGGAATCTTGTTTCATCAGAGCCGTATCAGAAGGTTTTTCAGACTAAGCTATCGAGCGATTCAAAAGCCGCAGGTCGCTGGAATACTCACATGGGTGGTGATTATTTCGCTATTGGCGTTGGGGGTGCTGTCACAGGTAAAGGAGCCGATCTTTTAATCATTGACGACCCCCATTCTGAGCAGGAAGCTAAACAAGCCAACCCTGCCGTGTTTGATGGGGTGTATGAATGGTTCACTTCCGGCCCTCGTCAGCGATTGCAACCCGGGGGTGCAATTATTATTGTGATGACGAGGTGGTCTAAGAGGGATTTGACCGGTCAGATTCTTAAAAACTCCGACAAAGATGGCGTAGATCAGTGGGAAGTCATTGATTTTCCCGCGATTATGCCCAACGGGAACCCTTTGTGGCCCGGATTCTGGTCTAAAACAGCCCTAGAAGCCCTGAAAGCCGAGCTTCCAGTCGCTAAATGGGAAGCGCAGTACCAACAGAACCCCACATCCGAGGAAGGCGCGATCATTAAGCGCGAACATTGGATGATTTGGGAGGAAAAACGACCCCCAGAGTGCGAATACATCATTCAATCTTGGGATACTGCGTTTGAAAAGAACAACCGCGCAGACTATTCAGCCTGTACCACATGGGGTGTGTTCCAACATCCCGATAAAAACGGCAATCTGAAGGCAAACATCATTCTTCTTGACGCTCTTAAGGAACGTATGGAGTTCCCTGATCTAAAACGTAAAGCTTTAGAGATGTACAAGGAATATGAACCCGACACTTTGATTGTTGAGAAGAGAGCCGCAGGTGCTCCGCTCATCTACGAGATGAGAAAGATGGGAATTCCGGTCGCGGAGTATACGCCGGGCAAAGGAAACGATAAGATATCGCGTGTAAACGCAATCTCTGCCTTGTTTGAATCTGGCATGGTGTGGTGTCCTGATACCCGATGGGCTGAAGAAGTCATGGATGAGCTGGCTTCTTTCCCAAATGGAGACCACGATGACCTTGTTGACTCAAGCAGTCAGGCTCTGATGCGGTTTCGCTTGGGAGGTTTTATCTCCATCGATTCTGATGAAGAAGATGAACCTTTTTACACCCGCAGAAAAGTAGAGTACTACTAAGGAACAATATGAGTATTGAAAAATCATTAAATCCCGCTCCATTAGGTTTAGATGCCTTAGAGGTGGAAGATGCCCCGGTAATGGAGATTGAGATTGTCAATCCCGAAGGTTTAACAATTGGCGTTGATGGTGTAGAGGTTGACCTCATGCCAGAAACTGAGGACGAAGATTTTTCAGACAATCTTGCCGAGTACATAGATGAGAGTGAACTTCAAAAGATTGCCAGCGATCTGATTGGAATGGTAGACACCGACATCAACTCCCGTAAAGACTGGGTTGAGATGTACGTCAAAGGTCTTGATGTTTTAGGAATGAAATATGAAGAACGAACAGAACCTTGGCTTGGAGCCTGTGGAGTTTTTTCTACGGTACTTACTGAAGCGGCGGTCAGGTTTCAAAGTGAGACGATTATTGAGACTTTCCCGGCACAAGGCCCTGTCAAAACGGAAATCATTGGTGCAATTGATAAACTTAAAGAAGAAGCTGCGGAGCGTGTCAGGGAGGACATGAACTACAGATTGACAGAGGGAATGCCGGAGTATCGTCCTGAGCATGAACGCCTTCTGTATTCTTTAGGTCTGGCAGGCGCAGCTTTTAAAAAGGTCTACTACGATCCCACGATGGGACGGCAGGCTGCGATGTTCATTCCTGCTGAGGATGTCATTATCCCCTACGGCGCTTCTAGCGCCATGACCTCTGAGCGTGTTACGCACATCATGCGTAAGACTAAGAATGATATTAAGAAACTTCAAGTCTCTGGGTTCTATTTGGATAAAGAACTTGGTGAACCTCTTCAGTTCTACACAGACGTGGAGAAGAAGAAGGCTGAGGATCAAGGCTACAGCATTACGGACGACGACCGCTACCAGATCTATGAGATCCACGTAGATTACGACCTGCCCGGTTATGAAGATGAAGACGGCATTGCTTTGCCTTACGTCATTACCCTAGAGCGCGGTACAACGGAGATTCTCTCTATCCGTCGTAATTGGGAAGAAGATGATAAACACAAACTCAAGCGCCAGCATTTTGTCCAGTACACCTACGTGCCCGGCTTTGGAGCTTATGGCCTAGGTCTTATCCACCTTATTGGTGGTTATGCCCGTGCAGGTACATCTATCATTCGTCAGCTTGTGGACGCAGGAACGCTGTCCAACTTGCCCGGAGGTCTGAAGACTCGGGGTCTGCGTATTAAGGGAGATGACACTCCCATCCAGCCGGGTGAGTTCCGTGATGTTGATGTGCCTAGCGGATCGGTCAAAGAGAACATCATGGCTCTGCCGTACAAGGAACCCTCACAAGTTCTTTTGGCTCTGTTAAATCAGATCACAGACGAAGGCAGAAGACTTGGCTCAATCGCAGACATGAACGTAAGTGACATGTCAGCCAACGCCCCGGTCGGTACAACTTTAGCGTTACTTGAGCGTCAGCTTAAAACCATGAGCGCAGTACAGGCTCGTGTTCATTATTCAATGAAGCAAGAGTTTAAACTGCTCAAAGCAATCATCCGTGACTACATGCCGGATGACTACGACTACACCCCTGTGTTTGGCACACCGCAAGCCAAACAGGCTGACTATGACATGGTGGATGTGATTCCGGTCTCCGACCCGAATTCCGCCACAATGGCTCAGAGGATCATGCAGTATCAAGCTGTGATCCAGTTGGCTCAAGGCGCTCCACAGATCTACAACCTGCCTTTGCTGCACCGCCAGATGATTGAGGTGCTGGGAGTCAAGAACGCAGAGAAACTTGTACCTGTAGATGATGATCTGACACCACGCGATCCTGTGTCAGAAAATATGGCTTTCTTGACGGGTAAGCCAACTAAAGCATTCATTTACCAAGACCACGATGCTCACATTGCTGTACATACATTAATGATGCAGGATCCTATGGTGATGGGTCAGATGGGTCAAAACCCAATGGCTCAACAGATGCAGGCAGCAATCATGGCTCACGTAGCCGAGCACGTTGCATTCCAGTACAGAACCAAGATTGAACAACGTCTTGGCGCGACTCTGCCTATGCCAAACATTGAGATGCCCGAGGATGTTGAGGTTCAATTGTCCAAGCTTGTTGCACAAGCGGCAAAACAATTGTTGGACATCAACAAGAACCAAGCAGCCCAGCAGCAGGCCCAACAGCAGATGCAAGACCCCGTCATGCAGATGCAGCAAGCCGAGTTGCAAATCAAGCAACAAGATGCTCAAACCAAAGCGCAGAAAGTTCAAGGCGACTTGGCAATCAAGCAGGCAGAGCTTCAACTCAAAATGGCACAAATGCAAGGCGCACAAGGGGAAGACCCTGCCGCTGCGGCTCAAAAGGCACAGCAAGACATTGCAGTAGATGCTATGAAGAAACAAGCCGAAATGCGCATGGCTGAACAACAACATCAGCAACAGTTGGAACACAACCAACAGACGCAGGATTTGCAGGCTAAACAACAACTTTTACAGATGATGTTGAATGCTAAACGTACCGGAGAAAAATGATGGATCCACTGCTTGAAAGTTTACACAAGAAGCTTGAAGAACACATCAAGCAGTTGATTGAAGTTGTCAGTGGTGGTGGTGCTAAATCCCACGATCACTACAAAGAACTGTGCGGGACAATCCGAGGTCTGCAAACCGCGCAGTACGAACTTGCTGACCTTGTGCGTAAAACGAAAGACTATGACGATGACTGAATTTGATGTCAGTGCGGTGAATCTGAGCGGGGTGCTTAATACCTCCGCAGAAGAGAAAGCCAAACAAGTGCCCGATCCGGCTACTTACCACATTCTTTGTATGCTTCCCAAAGCAGAAGATGAATACAGCGAAACAGGGATCCTTAAATCCGCAACTGCAATTCTTCACGAGGAGCTTCTTTCCCCCGTGTTATTTGTAGCCAAGATTGGCCCTGATGCATTTAAAGACGCAACCCGATTTCCTTCTGGCCCGTCCTGTAAGGTTGGAGACTTTGTGTTAGTGCGTCCTAACACGGGAACCCGCATGAAGATTCACGGTACAGAGTGGAGACTCATTAATGATGATTCCATTCAAGCTGTTGTGCAAGATCCTCGCGGTATCCAACGTCCACATTAAGGAGTAATCATGGCTGAAATTGAAAAAACAGAATTTGAGTTTCCTGATGAAAAGGAAGAAAACCTTCGCAAGGGCGGGAAAGTTGTAACCCCCGAAGAAGACGAAAAACCCGAAATTGAGGTCGTAGACGATACCCCGGAAGAGGATCGTTACCGCACCCCAATGAAAGAGGCTCCTCAAGATCCTACGGAAGAAGAGTTAGCAACCTACTCTGAGAGCGTCAAGAATAGGTTTAAACACTTCACCAAGGGATACCACGAAGAACGCAGAGCCAAAGAGTCTGCCGAACGTGAAAAAAATGAGGCTTTAAAACTTGCTCAGGCAATGTATGAAGAGAACAAAAAGCTCAAAGGTTCAGTAAACCAAGGGCAGACAGTTCTTTTAGAACAGGCTAAGAAAGTTATTGGCAAAGAAATTGAAGACGCTAAACGTCTTTACAAGGAAGCCTACGAGTCTGGAGATGCGGATAAGCTGTTAGAAGCTCAGGAAGCACTCACTACCGCCAAGATCCGCGCAGACAAAGTAAATAATTTTAAGCCAGCCCCTTTACAGGAACAAGAAACTCCTGTACAAATAGCACCACAACCTCAACAGGCAGCGCCCGTTGACGAAAAACTACTAGCGTGGCAAGACCAAAATCAGTGGTTTGGAAGCAACAAACGCATGACTTCATATGCTTTAGGGCTGCATGAAGAACTTGTTGAGAACGGTATCCGCGTAGGCAGTGACGAATACTATCGTCGTATCGACACTGACATACGAGAAAGATTCCCCGACCAAGTTGGAGTCGGAGAATCCGCTGATGCGAAACCTCAGCGAACCAAGTCCAATGTCGTTTCACCGGCTACCCGTAGTACAGCGCCTAAAAAGATCGTACTAACGCAGACGCAAGTGAATCTCGCCAAGCGGTTGGGAGTTCCTTTGGAACTGTACGCCCGTAAGGTTGCTGAAGAAATGAGGAAATAATTATGGAAAAATCTGCACGTCCTAGTCGTGATCTATCTACCCGCGAAGTAGCGGAACGTCCAAAACAATGGATGCCTCCTAAACTTCTCCCCGATCCAATCGTGGAAGAAGGCTACAAATATCGGTGGATTCGTATCTCTACACAAGGTAAAGACGATGGAACCAATTATTCTTCTAAGCTTGCCGAGGGTTGGGAACCCGTTAGAGCTTCTGATCATCCCGAGATTCGTTTGTTTAGCTCTGCTGCGGCAAAGTTTCCAGACAGTATCGAGGTAGGTGGTCTTTTGCTTTGCAAAACACCTGTAGAGTTTACTGAACAACGTAATGCGTATTACCGCAAACAAGCGGATGCGCAAATGGAGTCAGTTGACAATACATACATGCGCGAGAATGATCCGAGGATGCCTATGTTCAAAGAACGTAAGTCCACGGTCACTTTCGGAAAAGGTACTTAATTTTTTTGGAGACTTAAATGTCAATGACCAATACCCCCTATGGCCTACGAGCCATAAATCGTAACGACGGCATGCCCTATGCTGGCGCTACGAGTCAGTATTTGATTAACCCAACTAGCGGCGCTGGTACTAACTTGTTCTTTGGACAAGCAGTTATCATTGATGCAGACGGTTACATCGCTTTGGCTACCGCTACCGGCGCAGACTTGACTACCAATAACCTTGGTGGTTCTAGTTTGGGCGCTTGGGGCGTTTTTGTTGGTGCTTCATACATCAACGCACAAGGTCAGCAGATTTACGGTCAGTACTACCCCTCCGGCACAACCGGCGTGGTGACTGCATACGTGATCACCGACCCTAACGTGACTTTCCAAGCTCAATTGGATGGTCAAGTAACTCAAGCCGCTCTTGGCGCAAACACCTTCTTTGCTGCTGCACAGTCTACTTCTACAGGTAACACCCGTACAGGTAACTCTACCAGCGCCTTGGAAAGCACAGTAGTTACTACTGCCGCTGCGTTTAAGATCATCGGTTTCGCCTCCCCATTGACTGATACTTACACTGAAGTGTTTGTTAAGTTCAATCCCGGCGCTTCCGCTTTCACTAACGCCGTTGGCATCTAAGGAGCTAAATCATGGCTATTTCACGCGCACAACTGCTCAAAGAATTACTCCCCGGCCTGAACGCTTTGTTCGGTCTTGAGTACGCTAAATACGGCGAAGAGCACAAAGAAATCTACGAAACAGAGACATCTGAGCGTAGCTTTGAAGAAGAGACAAAGCTGTCTGGCTTCGGTCAAGCACCTGTCAAAAACGAGGGCGCTGCCATCGCTTATGACAATGCACAGGAAGCATTTACTGCACGTTACACCCACGAAACCATTGCGATGGGCTTCTCCATCACAGAGGAAGCTGTGGAAGATAACTTGTATGACAGCCTGTCTTCACGTTATACCAAGGCTTTGGCCCGTGGTATGGCTTACACCAAGCAGGTCAAGGCTGCTGCGGTTTTGAACAACGGCTTTGCCGGTGGCCCCACTTATGGTGACGGTCAAGTTTTGTTCTCAACAGCACACCCCTTGGTTTCTGGTGGTACTAACAGCAATACACCATCTACCGCTGCCGACTTGAATGAAACATCGTTGGAAAACGCTGTTATTCAAATCGCTGCTTGGACAGATGAGCGTAGCTTGCTGATCGCTGCAAAGCCACGTAAGTTGATTGTTCCTCCTTCTTTGATGTTCGTTGCTACTCGTTTGTTGGAAACCGAACTCCGTGTTTCTACAGCCGACAATGACATCAACGCATTGAAGAACAACGGCTCAATCCCTGAAGGCTACACCGTTAACCACTATCTGACAGACACCAATGCTTGGTTCCTGTGTACAGATGTGCCTAACGGCTTGAAGCACTTTGTGCGTACCCCCATGTCTACAGGCATGGACGGTGACTTTGACACAGGTAACGTTCGTTACAAAGCTCGTGAGCGTTACAGCTTCGGCGTGTCAGATCCTTTGGGCGTGTTCGGTTCACCCGGCGCTTAATAGGCATCAAAAAAAAGGGGAGCTTCGGCTCCCTTTTTTGTTGCATTAGTTTAAACGTAGTGGTATAAATACATTAATCCGGGCTTATCCGGTGCATTAGACAGTCCCGGCTGACAACATACAGACTGATGCACTTAACTTGTATGTAAGGACACATATCATGGCACGTACTACGTTTCAAGGCCCAGTTCGTTCATTGGGCGGCATTTATCAACAAGGCCCAGCGTCTGTTGTTGACATCACAACAAGCACCACATTAAGCCCAGAAGCTCACGGCGGTCGTATCATCGCTGTTGGCGGTTCTTTGGCTGCTGCACTGACATTAACATTGCCAGCTATTAACGTATCAACAAACTCTATTACATCTGGCCCCGGTCAAGACCCAAACACAGTTAACAACGAAGGTGTTGTTTACACGATCTGGGTTCCTACTACCATCTCTACAAGTTCTTTAAAGATCGGTACTAACGGCACTGACAAATATGTTGGTTCAATCACCATGAACGACGTTGACTCAGATGGCGCAGCATTGGTTGGTTTCTTTGCCGCCGCTGCCAATGACTTCATCAACTTGAACGGCACTACCACTGGCGGTGTTGCAGGTTCATGGATTCAGATCGTTGCAATTGCAGCTAACAAGTACATGGTTAATGGAACAGTCCTTGGCACTGGTACTGTTGCTACACCATTCGCTAACTCCTAATCAACCCAAGGGGCTTCGGCCCCTTTTTTAAAGGAGATTGATTATGATGCAAACAGACGTTAAATCGGGCCACCTTAACAACTCAGGTTTTGTTGTTTTGGGGCGAAATAGGCTCAAAGCTGTCTCTATGGTTGGTACAGCTACGGCTGGAACACTAGACATCTTTGATACCACTACAGCACCTGTTTCTGCCACGTATTCAAGAACTGCTGCGGTTATTACCGTTACCAAGAGTGCACACGGATTGGTTACTGGCAATGTAGTCGGACTTACGTTTGCAACAGCAAGCGGGTCATCTGGCACAAACGGTAATTACACAATTACACGCACAGGCGCAGACACTTTTACAGTTACAGACATTAACTCTGGAACTATAGCTGGTGGTACTGCGGCAGCATACGCATCTTTGTGGCTTGCTAGTTACGATACTGGTGCGTCTGACTTGTTTGGTAATTTTGCTTTAATTCCCGGAGAAGGTATTCTGGCAAGAAATGGTATCTATTTGAGCATGAGTAACTTACTTTCTGCGAACATTTACTATGGCTAAGTCACCAGCATGGCAGAGGAAAGAGGGCAAATCCGAGAAGGGTGGTTTAAACGCCAAGGGTCGGGCCTCCGCGAAAGCGCAAGGTATGAACTTGAAACCTCCCCAGCCGGAAGGCGGCTCACGGCGCGACTCCTTTTGTGCAAGGATGA